TTGAGGTTTCAGTTTTCGTTTTGCATCCTTTCCTGAGTTGTGCATCCAATTTGGCGTATTCATGTTCCTCTAGTTTTTTTACTGGTACTACACTTGATATTACCACATTTATATCCCTATGGGGTAGTTCATCTGTGCCACTTCCACAAGCGGTACACACCGACATATAATCTCCACTTGTAAATGATATAATACCATAGTCAATATTTTCAAATCCACATGCTACTGCATCACCAACATGAAAATCTCCTTCCTTCCATTGCTCTTTATAGTCATTACCATAATCAGGGGGTGGAGTCGGGTGTGGAACTACCATAGATATGTTTAGGATTTGAGTATTATAGCATGAATACTATGTATGTCTATTGGGGTGGTGTAGATTCAGGAAAAGCACACCTGAAACATTATGCAATGCTCAACAACAAAACTAATCTATTATGGGATCTAATAGGTAAGTATATAAAGAAAATATATACTACCACTCATCACTATGAATCTAATTGGAGAGATGAAACAATTCATAGAATAATATACCATAATATAAATGGTCTAAGAAAATGTGAGAAGAAAGAAAATAGAATATATCAATTTGAAACTTATGCACATAAAAGTAGTGCAATAGACCCTAAAAATATTTCACATGGTATAAGAGGAAACAAACGTAAGGGTTATAGTATGGATGATATAAAGAAATACACTCAAATAGAATATGTAAACACAAACATATATTTTGATATTATATCAAAACATGTAAATCAAATTTGTCAAGATATGAATCGTGAAATACTTGACTATGATGACATATTCAAAGATGTAGACTTGCTTACATTCATTCCACCAGAGTATGTGATACAAGATAACATCAATTTATTTCAATCTTCCATCAATATAGTACCATATAAATCAAACAAAATAGATTCAATTATAAGTAAATTAGATGGATTTGCTGACTTTCAACCTCATTTAGAGTATAATGTAGACTTGTTGGAGTTATATAATACCGATAAGAATAAAGTGTGGTATTGGTTAGATGAATTCAATAGACAAGAGAATGATATAATCACATTACTAAAAAAATATAATATATCATATCGTATGTTTGATTTAGATACTGATAGATATAAAGATGTGTTTGGATGGGAGATAGAATTGCCTAACAATTACACTCATAGAAAAGATTCGTGGCAAAATAATGATAGATATGCTATAATACAAGATATTGCGAAAGAATATGTACAAAGGTAAAACCATAGCATGTGTAATACCTGCTAGGTTATCGTCTAGTAGATTTCCTAATAAACCACTTGCTAAGATAGCAGGTAGAGAAATGGTGTTGAGAGTAGCAGATATTGCCACTAAATCTAGGTACGTTGACTGTATTGTTATTGCAACAGAGGACGAAGAAATAAAAAATTTAGCAGAAGATAATAACTATATCTCAGTTATAACAGATAAACATTATACATGTACTCATAGAGTAGCAGAAGTTGCTAACAATATAATTGAAATGGATTATGTATTCAATCTACAAGGTGATGAGCCACTAACTAAACCTGAGTGGATAGACGAAATGATTGAGTTTGGTGTAGATAATAATTATGATATGGTTCAATCATCACGAAAGTTAGAAGAAGGTGAGATAGAAGACGAAGATGTTGTCAAAATGGTAGTCAATAATAATAGAGTAACACATATGCAGAGACAATGTGATGTTGTTTGTGATAATATTATTACTCAACTAGGTTTATATCTCTATCGCATTGATGTTATTCGTGACTTTCCTAATCTTGACATGACATTTGTGAAGTACTGGAGAGGATTAGACACTATTGGATTCTGTGGCAAATATAATGTAGTGCCATACGATCTGAAGTGTGGTAAAATAAGAGCAGTAGACCGTCCTAACCACATACAAGAAGTAGAATGTTACCTGTAGAATTTACACCAGAACAATTATCAACATTTGCAGTAGCAGAAAAAATAGCATTGATTGGTAATGGTGGTAACCTTGCTATTGCTCAACATATGGCAAGTGACATTTATAGACATACTGATAAGTTTTGCTTTGCACCTGATAGTGTCAACCTAACAGCAATAGGTGGTGATAGTGATTGGAAGAAACCATGGATAGATTATGCTGAACATGCAGCAGACCTAATAATTGCTATTACATGTAGAATTAGCTCACCTTTAGTAAAAGTATTAGAACAAACATCCACGAAAGTATTACTCATAGCACCAAAGAAACACGAATTTCTTGACACTATTGTTATTGATGTAGATACTTATCATAAATTTGAATGTCAAGCACTATGGACAATCTATATGCTTATGGAGTATAATGGTGTTGAACTACCAAAATTACCATGAAAGATATACCACCACTGGTTGAAAAATTTGATGACATAACAGAAAGAAGAAAAGATATTTACTGTATTGATATAGATGGGACACTGACTGAACCACACGAAGGAACTCCATGGGAAGCAGTACCAAGACCTGATCGTATATCATATGTTAACGAGTTATACGATGAAGGTGCTACAATATATCTTATGACAGCAAGAGGTTTCATAAGAAGTACCTCAATGCATCCGCAGGACATCACCGCAGCACAGCAGGAAGCAGATGATTATTGTAGGTCACGAACTGAAGCACAACTTACCAAATGGGGTGTAAAGTATCATGCACTATTCTTTGGTAAACCTAGAGCAGCTGTATATGTGGATGATCGTGGTGTGAATGACGAGGACTTCTTTCCTGAATCCTAGACTTCAACCACTCATATGATTGTTGATACTCAGGATTGAGAACAAACTGCTGACTATATTCTAAAAAATTATTATTCATAAGATCTTCATGTAATTCTGCTGGTGACTTGAGTACATCAAGTCCTAGCATTTTTACTGTGAGATATTTTCTTACATCTTCTTCTATATCGTACCACTTCTCTGTCCAATGAAAGAACTTTTTCTGGTCTGGTGATAACCAATCATATCCCCACTTCAAGTAATGTATTACCAAATTAGACTCCCTTTCCATTTCATCCTTAGTCTTGGTACGATACTGTTCTAACTTATCATAGATGTGTATTGTTTTACCTAAAAACTCTGCGTAGTATATGTCTGTCCCAGGCCAAGGGATATAGATGTGTTCATGCTCTAGTAATGCTCTTGATAATATAAACTGTCTTGTTATAGGATCACTCATCTGTATAAACTTACAATCACCACCCAACTTGAGTTTATCCCAATTTTTCCATATATCACAGGATCTCCAAGGCAATAAGAAAGTAACTGGCCTGGGTGCAGCATCAATGAGTTTCTGAACACTCTCGTATTCATCCTCTCTTATTGTTACTTGATCGTCTCTTGGTAAGAAGAACAAACTTCCCTCAGGACTAGGCATTCCTTCGGTGCTGGCAATTCTGCCGAGTTCCCACAGAAATGGAGCAGTGCCGTAATAAGCAGTTTGATTACTAAATCTTCCATTGTTTATTTTATCTGCATGATGTTTAGACCAAACATATGTCTTATTACTATTGAAGCATTCACGTTTGGTATACATGTGGTCATAACGACCTATTGCTTCACGACATACACCTGGTATTATACCAAATAAAAAAGAGGTATGCTCGGATAAACCGAGATACCTCGCTGTGGTATGATGCCATTTATCAGATTTGTCAGCATACATAACAAAAAGAAATTATTATACCGTTCCCCAGTTAGCTCCTCCGTTGTGTGTCTCAGCATCAGTAGCAGTTCTAGAGAATCCTTGGAATTCAGATTTCTCAACCAGTATAGTATCAACCTCTGCGTCTGTCAATACACCTTTCTCTAGTAATAACTGTACTAAACCTTCAGTAGCAACTTCTACTTTATCTTGGAACCATGGTGTCCATAGATCCCAGTGTTGGTAATCTGCTATAGTACCATAGTCACCATTGACTGCCTTACTATAGAGATAACGTGAGTGCTCTGTCTCTGTATCATTAGGAGCACATGTATATGGTAACCAATCTTCGTCTAATGGTGTGAAGTCAACTTCTAAGTTGATCATGTTATGCTCAAGATTTGCCCATCTAGGGTTTCTTGCTTGTGCTACTTCGTAACTTGCTGGCATTGTTTTTTCCTCTTATGCGTAACGTAACCAGAGTGTTGCTGAGTAAGCAACAGTGGTGTTGACTGTGATGGATGCTAAGTTGACGTTGACTGATGTGTTACCACCAACGTTCATGTTACTTGTATCAACGTTACCACCAACGTTTGTTGTCACGTTTGTAGTAGCGTTAGATGTAGAAGTACCTGATGAACTAAGACTTAGGTTACCTTTACCACCCTGTATGTTACCAGAAGTGTTGACGTTAGTGTTTGTAGTGACTGTAGTCGTTGCTGATGAAGAAGCAGTAGCACCACTCAATGCGACTGAATCTTGTTCTACATTACCACTTATTGTTCCTGATCCAGCAGCAGAACCACCAACAGTACCAGAGTTTGTCAATGCTGCCCCTGAGTCATAACCCATACATCTCCAGTTTCCTGAAGGTGTGTCAGTATGAACACGACCAGTAGCGTCAGAGTATCTCAGATCTGCCCCTGCTAGAGTATCACCTGGATCGTACTGTGTATTACCAGATGCCTGTTGCATAAAGGCATAACTACCAACTGATCCAACAGTTGCGTTAGCATTCAACGTAGCATAAGTAACTGACGATGTATTGATAGCACTAATTCTTTTATCCGAGTCAACTGTAATGACTGGTATAGCATTACCAGATCCATAATCTCCTGCGGATACATCAGTGGTTTGGTTTACATTAGAACCAGTACCGTATAAAGCCATTTCGTCTTAGTCTCCTACTTTGTTATTTATACTTCTTGAAGACAGAACTTGTACTGCTTACCAGTTCTTCTGTTTTTCAAGAATAAATCGTTCTCACCTTCTTCTATTAGGTAAGATCCCCATGAACCATCAACGGTGTTACCACCTCTAGCTTCGTTGCTCAAATCTACGTCAGAACTGTAGATGTTTGCAAATCTAGTACCAGTTGCACCAAGGTCTCTAGTGCCGTTACCATCAGGAATAATTGCTTGAGTTGTCAATGTTCCTGTTACACTGTGAGCACCGATTGCTGTTACGCCAAGTTCACCTGAACTAGAGTTAAAGGTTAAGTTTGTGCCAGATTTGACAGAAAGGTTTCCTGTTGCACTATCAGCAAATAGTGGGAAGCAAGTCGTATCTGAAGACTCATCTGCAACCGTAACACTTGTTGCAACTAATGCAGTACCAGTACATGATCCAGATGAACCAGAGCAGTTACCAGTTACGTTACCAACGACTCCACCACTAGCAGTTATAGCAGCATCGAACTGTGCTGCTTCAGCAACAGTCAATCCGTCTAGAGTAGTAGCACCGTCAACATCTAATGCACCACTAACGTTGAGTGCTGATAGAGTACCAACACTAGTGATAGCAGTCTGTGCTGCAGTTGTTAGTGTTACGTCAGCGACATAAGTCTTGACTCTACTCATATCACAACGTCTGTTGGTTCCAGCACCACCATCGTCAACAATGATCTCGTCAGCGTCAGCAAGGTTAGCACCAATATCAGTACCACCATCAATGTCTAGGTTAGCAATATCTGACGCACCAGCACCAATACCTAAGTAAGTCTTTAGTCTAGATGCTGCACACTTTCTGTTAGTACCACCACCTGCATCATCAACGATGAACAAGTCAGCGTCTACGATAGCAGCGTTTATGTCTGTACCACCGTCAATGTCAAGAGCACTTAGTGCTACCTTATCAGCATTGTTGATTGTACCAATGTAGGTGTCATTGATTGCTGTACCCTGCCATGTACCAGTTGCAATCGTTCCAACTGAAGTTAGTGAAGATGCTACAACACTTGATCCAAGTGTAGTTCCTGATAAAATAGTTGCAGTGTTATGCTTTAGTACCTTACCATTTGCAAGGTCAATATGCTCAGATGATGTCCATGCATCAGTTGCATCTACCCAGTTCCATGTCTTAGCAGAATCTGCAGAGTCAACTGTAATTCCAGCACCGTCAGCAGCAGCATCGTTAGCAGCAGATCTAGCAATCGTTATGTTCTTATCAGTAACAGTCATGGTACTAGATTCAACCGTTGTGGTAGAACCTTGTACTGTTAAATTACCAGTAAGAGTCAGGTTAGTAGCACCAAGTGTACCATCATTCGAGTTGAATGTTAGGTTACTACCTGTTGCTGGACTTCTATTTCCTGTTGCTGCAGTAACAAATACTGGGAAGCAAGTAGTATCACTTGACTCGTCAGCAACTGTAATTTTAGATGCTGCACCCGTTACGTTACCAACAACGTTACCAGTTACATCACCTGTTACATCACCTGTGATTGTACCAGAAGCAGTAACAGCACCTGTCACATTCAATGTAGAACCATCAAATGTTAGATTACCATTGTCTTCTAGTTCACCTGAAGTACCAGCAAGAACTACTCTTCCAGATGTTAGGTCAGCAATAGCAGCAGATGTAGCAGAAACTGTTCCGCCTGACTGATTACCTGTGACATTACCTGTGACATTACCTGTAAGAGTTCCACTTAGTGCTCCACTAAAGGTAGCAGCAGTTAGAACACCAGTTGAAGGATTATATGATAAACCTGTGTCTGTCTCTGCTCCCTGTGTTCCAGTTGCTCCATCTACAAATACAGGATATACTGTTTCGTCTGTACTATTATTAGCAGTAACAGTAACACTGGTTGCTAATGCTGCAGTACCAGACGTATCTTGGTTACCTGCTGAGTCTACGCCAGGTAGTGTGATAGCAGCAGTACCATCGAAGTTTACACCACCAATTGCTCTTGCTGTTGCCAATGCAGTAGCGGTAGCAGCATTACCAGTACATGATCCAGATGAACCAGATGTGTTACCAGTTACATCGCCAGTTACATCGCCAGTAAGATCACCAACAAATGATGTTGCTGTTAGTGCTCCAGATGATGAGTTAAATGTTAGATTAGTACCTGTCTTAGGTGCTAGGTTTCCAGTAGCTCCTGTTGCAAATACGACATTACATGAAGTGTCAGATGATTCATCCGCTAATGTTATTTGTGTTGCTGCTCCAGTAACATCACCAACTAATCCACCGTTTGCTGTAATAGCACCAGTAAATGTAGAAACGTCAGAGACATTGAGGACATCTAAATCTGTCTGACCATCTACATCTAATGCACCATTAGCATCTATATTACCTGTAAATGTTGATATACCTGCTACTTCTAAATTCCTAGAAACATCTGAATCTACAGTTGTTGCTCTTACAGTAGTGTTAGTGGAACCTGTTACAGTAAGAACTGCACTATCAAATGTTAGGTTTGCATCATCTTCTAATTCTCCAGCAGTACCTGCTATGACAATTCTATTATTTGTCAGGTCTCCAATTTTAGCAGACGCTGCCTCTATTGCTGCACCATCTACCTGCACTAGTCCACTGAATGTAGTTAAACCTGCTACCTTAGTGTTTCTAGTTACAATTAAATCTTGTGCAGTTGATATTCCAGTGATTTTAGAGTTTACCGCAGTCATCTCGTCAAATCCGAGATCTCCAGTAATATCTAATTTACCTAGAATAAAAACATCTGAAGCAAAGGTAGAGATGCCAACGTGAGTACTAACCCCAGAAATTGTTTGTTGCAGTCCACCAACCTTGGCTAACTCTCTAGCTCTTGACATAACGTTCCACTATTAGAAATTCCTATCTTTTGTATTTATACCTCGGTCAGGTTTATCTTATATTTTTTACCTGTCCGATTGTTTTTCATGAATATATTATCATAACCTTCTTGAAGTGTCCAATCACCCCAAGTGCCATCTATATCATTTCCAGTACTACCCTTATTAGAGAAGTGCATATCCATAGTATAGATATTATTCCATCTTACAGCATTTGATCCAAGGTTATATGTAGAGTGAGCTGATGGAATTATATTACCTGCAGCAGTAATTGCAGCAACAGATATTGAAGGTGTGCCAGTTAGACCAGTAGCATCTCCAGCAAATGTTGCAGCAGTAAGTGTATTAGTGCTAGGATTATACTGAAGACTAGTGTCTGTTCTGATAGCCTCGTTACCAGATAAGGCATCCGAGAACGTAAGATAATGAGTTGCGTTTGTAGTACTGGTTTCAGTTAGTGTAACCGTAGTTGCATTCAACGTACCAGTAATAGAACTACCAGGTATATTTGTTAGGGATAAACCTGAACCTGCAAATTCTGTAGCATGTAATGTACTATTCTGTGCATCATACCTCAGTGCAGTATTGACCTTAGCTGCATAATCTCCGTTTACATCATTTACAAATACAACGTAGTTTGTAGTATCAGATGCCTCAGTTGCAACTGTTATACTACTTGCTGCACCTGCAAATGCTCCATCAAAAGTGGTAGCAGTTATGATACCAGTTGATTTTAGTCCATCGCAATCTATTTGATCGCTTACAACTATTCTTACTGCGTCAAAAATTGATGCTGTCGAGAATCCTACAGAGTATAGATCGCCCGTTACCTTACCAGTAACATCACCAGTTATATTACCAACAAATCCACCTGCAGCAGTTATAATACCAGTAGCATCAACATTATCACTCTTTAGAATGATAGCAGTTGATATCCCAGCTGAATGCAACGGACCTTTGAATGACATTGCTGTTACAATGCCAGATGCATTTATAGTACCTGCCTGTAACTGACTTATAGTAGATACACCAGTGGAGTTTATATCTCCAGTTACATCACCAACTACCTTACCAGTGTGAGTTCCATTACTATTTCCAGTAAGATCACCTGTGACATTACCAGTAACATTACCTGTAAGGTTACCTGTTACGTTCCCCGTTAGCGGTCCTGTAAATACACCTTCGGCAGAACCTAGTGTACTAATACCACTAACGTTTAGGTTAGTAAAATGACCTGTTGGTGATATAGATCCAATACCTGCAGAAGCCTGTGTTACAGTAAGACCAGCACCTATTCGTAATATACTTACTTCATTTACTGCTAAGTTACCAACACTATCTTGTAATTGTATCTTACCTGATGTCTCTTGGAATATTGATACAATGCCAGAAGTTGTGTCACCTATCGGTAACTCTCTAAATGATAATCCTAAACCAACTCTTATAGTTGTAACACCTGTTACTGGTGTAAAACCTGCTACATCCTGAATATCAAATGGTGTTCTATTCAGTGTTATAGTAGCAACACCTATCTCATTACCACTATATGTTTGTTTTGTCTGTGATACGTGTACTTGATTACCTGTAAAGTTAAACTTGGTAATTGATCCAGCAAATCCAGTTGGAGTAACACCCTCAATCTGAACATCTAAACCGTTTATAGTACCAATACCAGTGAAATATTTTTCCTCCCATCGACGAGATCCGTCAACGTCACCCATCAACATATAATCATTATTACCTGGTAAACCTAAGTTAGGTTCAGTTTCTTCCAGACCAAGAAATGATGGAAAACCATCAGTCTGTTTTCTAAACGTAGATAAACCTGAGTAGCTGGTTACACCAACTCTGCCTGAAAGAAGTCTTCCCATTACTTAGCGTTCTCCAGTATACTTACTATGCATTTCTGAGTATTAGCAACATCACCTGAAATTTTTAGGATATCGCCTGGTTCTAGTGCTAATCTACCCTCAATGAATGTCATTGAGTCTTGATGTGGAATCCTACCAAGTTGTACGATAGGAGTGTCAACTGAATCTCTACTTAGAGAAGCAGTGAATGCAGTCACCGAAGATGATGCACCGACGTTAGCTACATTACCATAGATGACCAATGCAGAAACCCCTGCAGGACATGTATAGATTCCAACCGCACCAGTGGTTAGAGTATGTGTAACAGTCTTGAATTGATTTGTTGGAGCGGCTGCCATTTTATAAATTGCCTCCTAATGCTATTAATAGTGGTGTGAGAGTTGACTGTACGTTCTTATCAAAAGTGTTACCTGTAATCTTACCTGTTTGTTGGTTGACTACAAAGTTATCACCTAACTTTAGATTACCTTTCTCATCAGTTGATGAGTAGATAATTTTACCTCCTTGTTCTGATACAGTTTGGTTCTCAGGAACTGAGATACCTCCTTTTATAGGACGGGCGGTATCAATTGCTAGACCAGATCCAACATGTTCAAAGACATATGATGAAGCGTTGATAAATGATTGTTTAGCAAATGGAACTGTTGATCCTATTCCTACAGTTGCAGGTACAGACTTATCGAGAGTAATTGTCGATATGCCAGATACAACAGGGGTCGCACTATTTATAGTATGATAAGTAGGCGATAATGAAGCGGTTGCAGTAGCTGTGACCCCCGACGAAGGAGCTGATATAGTCACAGCTGGTGCAGACCGATATTGTGATCCTTTACCCGTTATGTTTATCGAGGTAATAGAACCAAATCCGCTTATAACAGCACTACCTTCAGCAGTTATACCATTAGTCCCAGACGGATCACCGAAAGTTACAGTCGGTGGATTCGTCGCAGTATAGCCTGATCCAGTAGCAGTTATAGAAATACTTGTTACTTCATTGAACAACTCACCCAAATATAATACCTGACCAGCAAACGGTCTCTGTGTTAGATTAGCAACGTTGACTATGTTATTGTCAGTTGATACAGTAGCAGTAAGAATACCTGATTGATGTACAGTTCCTACCCCAGAAGCGATAAGACCGAAAGTACCAAAAGATGCTTCAGAACTGTGAACGTCTGCAGTTGCACCTGTGACACAAGTAACAGCAGCCTTGTTACAAATGCTGTAAACTGAATTGAGTTGTGCATGACCATCATTTGAAACTGTAACACCTATACCACCCTGATTGTACATTGTGTATGCATCAGCAGTGATAGATTTCTCACCCTCTGCATGATCACCATCTACTTTCAATCCAACACTGTTAGGAACATAGTTAGTACAATTTCTAACAAGTGGAGATTGAGTTACAATACCAACTCCAGATGGAGCAAAGCAAACCATTGAACCAGTGCTTGCAGCACCAATAAATGATAAGTTTTGTATTAGAGAACCATTCTTTAGTTCAAATAAATCTGCACCTGCATTAGATGGAATTACCTGCGTATTATTCAGTTCATCCCCGTCAACTGTGACATTTGCTGGTATTGTTACTGGATTATTTTCAGTGTATATACCACTAGAAACTCTTATAACATTACCTGAAACAGCAATTGCTGTAGCACCTTCAATAGTTCGTTTTGCTGCACCTTCCGTCAATCCATCATTTGTATCACTACCTTCTTCACTCACATATAATATGTTGTTTACTTGAGAACCAGTGTTTCTAACCCAGATAAGTTCTCCACTAGCATCAGCAGCAAGAATAGATGCTGCAGCACCGACAGTTGCATTACTATCTAAGAATGTGCCTCCTATCTGAACAAGTCCGTTACTAGTATCACTACCATTACGTGCCACTTGCAATAAGTATGCTGGAAGTGTACTACCTATACCTACTCGCTTGTTAGTAGGATCATATACAAAATTAGATGCACCACCAAATTTACCGTCAGATTTTTTATACTGTACACTATCAGTACCATCTCTAGCAGCTTGGAAGTCTGCTGTCCAAGAAACACCAGTACCAACAGTTATTAGTACTTCATTATTATTACCTGCAGTATTATGTAAATCATAAACTGCACCTGTTACCCTTGCAGTGCCTACTACATCGAGATTTCTTTGAGGTTGTGTGCTGCCTATACCAACGTTGGCTGCGGCTACAATACCATCAAAATTTGCTGTGCTTGATGTTACATCAAGTACGTAGGTGGGGTTAGTCTTACCAACACCCGTAAGATTATTATCGGCATCAACAACTAATGCGTCAGTGCCGACCTCTAAACCTTTTTCTACAGCAAACTTTCTATTTACTGAAGCCATCTACTAACTACTCCGTCGTATGTGTATTTATCAAGCAGTACGCATAATATAAGCAATTGCATAATATGGTGGTAGGTTCTTATTAGTTGCTGAAGTTCCCTGACTGTCAGAGGATGCAGTAACACCGATTCCAGTTGTCTGAGATGCATTTGTTAGACTCACACCTGCGTCTTGAGCAGCGTTGGTGATAGTAACACCAGCGTTATTTGTATTAGCAAAGGAACTTACCGTTGTATCTTCAGTGAAGGAAGTACTCAATCCAGCAGTTGTGCCACTTGATATACTATTACCAACGTTGGATGCACCACCTGACGTAACAACACTCTCATTTGCATCTGATGCATTGTAACTATGAGTGTGATCCATCTCATGATCATGAGGTGAATTCGTTACACTGTGTGAGTGATCGCCACCGCCAAGTGAATTAGCGTGAGTGTGATTTCCACCACTAAGACTATTACTATGAGTATGACCAGGATCTGAAAGGAAAGTGGTAATACTATGATCGTGAGTAATTAGTGAGCTATCTGTTTGACCACCCGTTGTATCTGCTGCATATGCATTACCTCTACCAACAATAAACCTATCAACCAAGTTAGGAGTACCATTTGTACCATCACATAAATTCCAGTTTGTTGGTATATTACCATCAGTACCTGACCACATGATAATACCACCAACAGGTATGATACCATTACCAACAAATGATGTTGCGGTACAAACTCCTGCAGCACTCAAACCTCCACCAAAGGTAGAACTACCTCCAGTGTAGGCATCACCTGTGATTGAACTTGCTCCACCAACAGTGATGTTATTACTTACCGACAGTGTATGGATAGTTAGAGTAGAACCAGCCCAAGTGAAACTTGCACTATCTTGAAGTTCCCCTGAAGTTCCAACAAGAGCTAAACGTCCAGTGGTTAGATCATCAATCTTCAGACTACCGAAACTTACACCACCATTAACACTGAAAACTTCACCTGCATCTACACTAGACTGACCTACAGCAAGTTTTGCAAAAGCATAATGTTCAACTCCATTCTCAACAGATATAGGACCGAACTGTTGCCATCTTTCAACTCCTGAACCATTTGTCCTTACCCATCCAATATAACCACCTGGAACAGGATTTGTATTGAATAGGATATTATCCTGTTGATTAGTTGTAGTAGGTTCAGTTCCCTGAACACCCAAGTAAAGTACTCCTTGTGTACCTTGTCTATTACCTCTTAGTTTTATATCAACTACATCAGTATTACCATTACTATAAAGGTTTTCATTTACTGATAGGTCATCTGCTGTCAAAGAATTGAGCAGGAGAGACTTAGGTAATGAAGAACCAGTTGGAGCTGTATCAAGTTCATCTATAGTAGAACTACTTTCACCTGTTACAGCATCAGTCTTCTTACGACCAACATAGAACTCACCCTTGTCGTTCATACCAGTATAAACAACAAGTCCACCTCTTGTTTGATTTGCCTGTGCTGCTAACTGTTGCTTATCAGTAAGTATTCTGTCTTGAGTCTGTGGCAACGCAGTAGAATAGTTACCTGGACCATGACCAATGTATTCAAATGTATGTCCAGAAGCACGTAAGATAGAATATCTTCTAGATTCTACTGGTAATATCTTTATCTTTATTGCAGCAACATTCTTATCATGATTGGTTGCATTAGTTCCTAATACTCCTCTAATAATTGAAGTACTATCATTATTAGAGATTCTTACAATCTCATCCTCAATCTGCAGATAGTCTCCTCTACGAAGCATACCTGTCTCAAGTAATGAGATAGATGATGTAGTTGTAGTAAGACCTGTAGTTAGAGGTGTTGTAACTCCACCGTATAACGGAATAGTCTGATTGTTACCTCTTGCTGCAATTCCTGCACCATGAGCAATTGCACTAGCACCACTAAATGTGGGCGAACTATTTAATACACCAATATTTACATTTACAGAAGATCCATAACCTATTCTATCAGTAACATAATGAGTACCATTATATTCTGCATTAGCTCCATCAATTACAATCTGATCACCACGTTTTAGACCGATGTCAGAATATAATGTAACTGTAGCAATACCACTAACAGAATCATGTACAATATTATTGACTGCAGTAGTAATACCAACATGATAAATGAATCCACCAGAACTTGAATCTACTCCAGTTCCATCATATACAATTCTTTGTGGTTCAGTTACTGAGGTAATTCTATGCAGTCCATTATATCCAGTACTTCCTACTCCAACAACTTGAACAACATCACCAACGTTATTATTGATATTATCAATTCTTACTGTAGCATCTGTTCCAGAAGAAGCAAAAGGAACATCCTTGATAGTTACAACATCATTTACACTATATCCTGATCCGTGGTTGTTTATAGCAACACTAGCAATGACACCTAATGAATTGACTGTAACATCAGCAGTAGCACCTTTACCTGTACCACCTGATAGATTTACATTGAACCAAGATGAAGATGCTTCATAATTAGTACCACCATTTAGGTCAGTAATAGATAGAATAGCATTGAATCCATGCTCTACACCTGCATCAACAAACATGTTTGACCCAGTTGATAAAGTACCAGTGATACCAATACCAATGTTAGTTTTATCTAAGAATGAATGTATACCTTCTCTGGTTATACTATTTGAAGGATCATTTGTTTGAACAATACCTATATCATCACGTAATGCATATGATGTAGCAGCATTAGGATCTTCATTAGGATTATCTTTATCTACTTTTGGTCTTATATCATTAGGATCCTGTGGGAAATAATTACTTGTAGTAGAGAATGGTGTTATATCAGGTTGTGATAAGTATGATAATAAAGTTACATCATAGATACCATCCTGAATATCCTTCTTATATTCCTGAATTTCTTCATTAGTATAAATCTGATATCCAACACCAAGATCACGTTTATTAAAGAATGGTGTAAATGTTCTACCAGATCCTACAATTGATTGATCATGCCTAGTATATGGTATATTAGTTGTGATAGTTGAAATACCACCTGGATTGGTGTTTATACCAATTCTAAATGTTCTAGCATCATCAATTGCTAGAACATCAAACAATCCATTATATCCACTATTAGCCTCACCATCAGTATTTTCTGTACTTCTAACTCTTCTTATTTCTACACCTTGTCCAACAGATAATCTATGTGAGAATTGAGATGTTACAATACCAGCTTTAGAACTAGAGTTCCAAGTTGCATCAACAATAGTACTATCAACTCTTAGATTAGATGTAGATGATATAACTGTAGAATCATTCTTGTAGTTGGCATCATCAGGGAATGACCCAGATTCAGCAATAGAGAATCCGTTAGTTGGTGGAGATGCTAATGTAGAATCATCGGGTATAACATACCTAAGTCTATAAATTTTCTCTAGATCTTTTCTATTATCACTTGTTCTTTCAATAAATGTATTGACAGTACGTGGTGTTATCTTACTCTGATTTGATACTATTGCAGATCTTAGTGTATTAGCAGCACCTACATTAACATACCAACCAGTTCCGTTTTCATATTGGATTGGATGTCCTGCGTCACCTGGATCCTTAGACTCTACAGTCGATACTATACGTAACTTACCACCTAAGTTGTTTATACCAGTAAGATTACTACCAGCAATAGCATTATTGAAAGTAGTAGCAACCTTGATCTGATCTGCATTCAAACCAGAAGTTACAACATAATAATCTCTACCATACTCTATACCGTCAGGTAGTGATCCACTATCAGAATAAATTCTTACATTCTCACCATCAACAAACTTATGAGTATCCTCTAAGGTAAAGGTATTACTTGCAATAGAACTAATACCAGAACTACTACCAACAAATATTTCTTTCTTACCTGATACTTGAGTACCAGGACCAGTCATCAATACTTCTGCACCATAAGTAACGTTTTCTATAGTACAATATAATTTTTCACCTATCTTATTACCTACAGTAAATCCACTAGCAGTTTTATCTGGTAGTTTATCCTTCTCAGAGTGACCCCAAATGTACAATTTAGTGTCTGTAGATAAACCAGCAGTTACCTCAACATCAATAGACTGCCAATTTATATTCTCAACAGTAGAAAAAGTCTTCTTAGGTGGTACTATACTTGTTATAAATGCCTTATCATCTTTGAGGAATGCTTCTCTTCTAAATCCATCAGACTCAAGTGCTTTAGAACCAAAGTTAGAATTGGAGTTGGTGATAGACAAATCACCACCAGCAGTAGACTTGAAGTGATGAGCATATCCAATAGCAAATACAGAAACCAATTGCATTACGGAATTATTAGATCCCTTTACATGATAATGCTCATATTCTGGTTTATATCTTGCTAAACTATCAGTATGTAATGTCGTTGTTGTTCCTAGTGTTGCTTGATCTTCCCAAGCACCAGAGGTTGTATTATACTTTACAAATGCGTTATCATCCTTCTGAAGAGATATACCAGTAAACTGAGCAAGCAGCATTGACTTGAAGCCAGTTGCTTTGTCCCCATCAGCATGAAGACCACACATACCATATACTGATCTAACAGTACAATTGAATACGTAAGGTGAAGATGAAGTTACAGTATCACTCTCTATTGCTACAGTAGGAGTCAGTCCACTAAGACTTGGAGTTGCCGTAGTTGTTGGTGTAGTTGCAACAGTATAACTAAATTGAGTATCGTTTACTACCTGTGCTACAACATGACTACCATCATATTCAGCATTGTTGACACCAAATATTAAAATAGGTGTTCCTACAGCAAGTCTATGCTCACTCTTTGTTTGTACAGTTACAATAGATGTTGGAGTTGTAGATGTTGAATCTACACCAGAATAAATGTCATTTATCTCAATATCACCTATTTGTGATACTGCACCAACAATTCTACTCTCATCAATAATGGTTTCAAAATCATCATTGGTAGGATAATTAGGTAATGCTCTACCACTGTTAGTACCATATGCAAGCGTTAGCTTAGCATAGTACATATCTAAATCAGTATTACTCTTACCTGAAACAGTATTCTTACCATCAGCAAATTCAAATACTGTTAGTTTATGATGGGAGAAGTTAGGAGCATATACATTAGTAGTATAATCTTTGAATATTCTATCTGAACCCTCACCATCAAATATGGTAAACCCATGAATGAAGCAAGATCCAGTTAATCTAAAGATTGCTGATCTACCAATACCATTATCTGTTGGGTCTGGAATATATTTTGGTCTTATTTTAGTTTTTCTTAGATCATCACCAACTATGGATGTACCCCTTGGTAATATTACACCACCATGAATTGAGTTGAACTGATATAATACATTGTCAAGATTCTGAACATCGAAATTAGTACCAATACCAAACTCAGTTATACTTTTTGATAAACCATTTATATCTGTAATATTAGCATCAGCATCTATTTGATATCCTGGTCTATTATCAATATAGTGTACGCCAGGCGACACCATAATTGTAGTCTTATCAAATTTATCGTTATCTTTTCCTAATTGATATGAGAATCTTGCAGACTCTAAAAGTGCTCTTTGTATCGTTTTGAACGGACGGGTTCTAGAGTTACCAGTATTACTGATATCATCCGTTGCATCAAGTTCTTCAGGATTTACGTATATTACGTTACCCTGAACATTCTTTAGAAAATTTTCAAGTCTGCTAAGTGGCATTACTTATTAATCCTGACACCATTCCTTCAACTTATTTATACCTCTATATTTCTATCATTTTCAATAAACTTCTTACGAGGATGACTATCTGGTATTTGAACTAAGTATTTCTTATCAGACAACCTTGTAGAATGATCCCAACTAAGACCATTATGAAACAATTCATAATTACCAACTCTACATAATTTCTCTACACCAAAAAACTTTTCCTCCTCACCTCCACCAAATGTTTCCATACATCTAGGTTTAGCTTCCTCCCTATAATCCAAATTTTTTGCATAATTCCAAAAAGGAGTATCAAACGCAGAACCTGCCCGATAATGCCACAAAAAGAAACTTTCCCATTTCCACATTTTATATTGTAATCTTCTGACTGTTGTTTCCTTACTCTGATGTCCAAGAAAAGATTTTAATCCAGCAGATGCAACATTACCATGAATATCTGAAGAATTTGCCTCAAGTGGTTCTATAAAAGCATGTCTATTTCCATTTATAAAAGTTCTTTCACCAACAAAAGGATTTTTTGCCCAGTAAGGATCAAAAGTCATATCAAAATCAACTGATGGTAGATTAAATCTTTCTAAGAAATCCTCTGTTGCCTCCTCTTTAGTTGTAATATTACTATTATACAAATATCCATAAGATACACTATCAGTATTAGGTATTTCAAATGTCCATCCATGTGGAGTAGCAATATGACCACTCCATTTCAAATCTGGATCTGCACCCTCTTTTCTCGCTATCAAAACACTATTAATAGGGTTTATAACCTTTTCATAATCTATATCATCAGATTTTCCTCTACAATCAATAATAACGTCAGAATCTATTTCTTTTTCAGGATCTACAATAGTTTTTTCAAATGTTTTAAATTGCTTAAGACCTAAAATATACTCAGAGAATTTTTTCGGAATATAATGAAATGCGTTATGAAACCAGTCTGACTGAACAGGGTCAGAATAAAACTCGGATAACTTTTGAGGATCCCACCCTTCACCATTCATCCTTCCAAATGGATGAAAATTCCACTCATTTTTAGTTCCCCAATTATGATATAATATTCCAGTTTTTATAGTAGTACCTGTTTTCTCTACAAAATCATCCCAATCTTCTATAAATTCCCATGTTAATTTTGGTGCTACCCTACTATTACCTTGACCAACTTTTTGAATTGGTACATTTCGATCATAATATATCTCTACTTCTCCTTGAATATCAAACTGCCTAAAAATTTTTAAAGCAGAAAGTGCAGAAATGCAACCTGCATTACCTGCACCCACAACAGCAATTTTCATATCCTAGGTATTTTATGTACTAATGGATATATATCTGTTTCAACCTTCTCCACAATCTGATCGATGATATTAACATCAAGACCTGCGAATGGTGGAATGATACCAAGTATGCGAAGTAATCCATCTAAGAATAATGCTAGACATGTAAATCCAAGGATCATACTAATGATAGTAGCATCCCTGTTATGTTTACGCATTGATTCTTCATCTATGCGTCTTGCCTCGTCTACGGCAGATTGGATCAGTAGGTCAACTTCCTCTTTAGTGTAACATAAATGCGGAAGGATTTCCCTGATCTTTTCTTCTGTCATTGTATCATACGTATACTATATCTAGTTCTTCATCTATGCCCTCGGCACTCCTTACAACTTGTAATACTGACATAAACTCATCTGCACTATCACATACAACTGTTTGACAAGAACCATTAGATCCAAAAATATCAAACTTTCTAGCAGCAAGGTTGACTCTAACCTCGTCCACAAATTCGTCAAATTCTAGTCTTTCAGTCATGGTTTTTTAGTTTGTATCTCATTATAGCATAGATGCTCAGATATCGCAAGTAGCATCCTCTACAACAGGAAGTGATTTAGCATCAGCAGTCACCTCATAATATGCCTTGATAGGTCCACCAGCAGCATTACGTATAACAACTCTTGCACCATACTGAATACTATTTACAAATAATTCTTGAAATACTCCAATTGGAGTAAGTTGAACATGAATAGTTTCTGGTTCAATATATCCTCTCCAAGTCTCTGGCAAATCAATGATGCCATCAACACTAACTGTACCACGTACTTCCATAATCTTATGAATTTTCATCTAGTATAGCATGGTTGTACCAAAATGACAACACAAATCTTTCTGACTTTTCGACCTGAGAAACATAATGTAAATACTCAGCATTTGAGAATACTATAAGTTTACCCTTCTCAGGTTTTACCTCCATGTGCTCAAAGCAGGTATGACCACCAGTATAATCATCATTTAGATATAGCATTGCTGCAAATATATCTGGGTTGTGCTTGTTATTATCATCAACATGTGGTTTCATAAATGTACCAACTGGCCATCGTATAACACCAACGTAATCTAAGTTTGCTGTAGTATCAAAAGACTTGCAAAGATTAGTTACCCTCATAACTACGTCATCCTCTGGTGGAATGACAGTAGGATCTACGTTCCCACCATGATATACTGCTGTATGATTTTTCCACTCAACAGTAGTAAGATAGGTATCTCCACCTCTAGTAGAGTTACCATAAGGCATTTCTTTATTATTTGCTTTAGATAGATTGATGAAGTGTTCACAGAGTTCAGGGGATAAAAAATTATCCTCAATATAAATCAGTTTTTTCACGTAGTCTTAGTATTAACTCCTGTCTTATATTGTGGATCATCATAGTCTGGATCTGGATAGTCTTCCCAAGTATCTCCTTCATACTCTACAACTAGATGATTGACATCCTTACGCTCACCATAAACATGATAGAAACAATCAATAGGAGTCTCAGGTATGGTATTAGATTCTAAGACTATCTTCTCGTTATCAAAACTCTCCACAGTTATCATCTGTGGTACTCCAATATTCTGTATCTGTACAGTAATACTATCAGCATGTACTAGATCCTTCCAATGAGAAGGTAGTTGTATAATATTACTATCCTTCAGTCTTCCTCTATAATATACAGCAACCTCTGGTCCCTCAATACAGGCATACCTTAGTCTGTTACCTTTACCTTTAGATGGGTGAACCATATCAAATGGTTTTGGTCTACCATCTGCTTCTTGATGTCTTGATTCTAACCTACCAGTTGATAAACAATCTACAGTACCAGTAACATAAACATTACCATCAATGTATACATGATCTGGTCCTGCCATCCCCAAAATATTTACATCACCCTCAATATCAACTGCCCTCATCGGTACATTAGGAGTCCATTCATCTATGGAAGTACCAACGTTGAGACTTCCCATGCCACTACCACTATGACCTCCAAGATAAGTAGGTCCAGCAACAGATAGAGTACCATGGTAAGGTCTATCACCATTCAAATTGTTTAATGATCTATCATCTATTTGTGGTTCTTCTGTTCCAATGTAGATCTTATGTGCTTGTATGTCGGGTATTCCAGCCATGTTATCCTGAGACTATAGTTTTTAGTGGTGCAACAAGTGTATCTATTGCCGTACCAAATGTTGTTGGTACAAGTTGAGAAATTGGTTCATGTATTCTGACAATGTTTCCTACAATAAATGTCCAACCCTCAGAGTGTGTAAGAATACTACACTTAGCATCCAGTACAACATTCTCTGATTGTACTATAGCACGATTATTTGCATCTATGTTTATATCATGTGCTGCCTTTAGTGTAATATCTCCTTCATCAGCATTCTTTGATTCCATCCTAATATCATTTGCATATACAGAGAATCTACCATCAGCTTCTATTATTATATCACCTGCAGATCTTATGACAAGTGGTGCTCCAGGACATGTTTGTAATATATTAGAACCCTGCTCTGCAGTAGCATCATCACTGGATCTTATTTCAAATCCACCATCTAAGAAGAAACGTAAGGCAGCACTAGATCCACCATACAGACCAACCTGTCTCTTTCTTAGGACATTCTTATCTCTTTCTCTTCCTATACAGAGTTGACCATCTTCAGAATGGTTTATAATAATAGGTGGTACATTTGCCATTAGAAACCTCTTGGGCAATCAATAACCCTAATAAGTGAAACGTCTGTTGTAATAGGATCCTTGTAATCCTTCCTCTTCGCAAACTTAGTTATAGGTCTTATTATAGCACCATAACCTGTCTTTGTCTTGACGGACAACTTAGGAATACTTGTAAGTCCGAGATCACACGTTCCAGTAGAACCAATAATTCTACCCTTCTCATCAACCTCTAGACCTAACTCTCCTCCATTCTCAGTTACAACCTTATCACCATCAGCGTAATTCATTCCTGTAGTAACAACTTGTATACCTGTTACCTCTCCTAAAACATCTTCACCTTCGTCAGATGAAGTGATTCCTATGTCATCATTTTGAACATTGGTGCTATCATTTATACCATCACCTTGTAATTCTGGATCATCTACTACACCAGTAACAGGATCAACTCCACCAGTTTGACCACCTCCAGTTCCACTTCCACCAGTTCCAATAGTAGTACCAGGAGTTACAACAGTACCATCAGCAGCAACAGTTGTACCATCACCAGTAGTTCCAACAACAGGTATGTCTGGGAAAGGTCCGAGATATCCACCACCAGGATTTGTAACTATAACGTTAGTGATCTGACCATAAGTCGGTGACTCAGGATTCAAATCTACATCTGCTGTACCAGTAGCACCTTTACCATTACCACAATTATCTACAAAACTAACAAATGGTTTTTTAGTATATCCTATACCAAGATCATCCATACTAACACCAACCACTTCACCAATAGAGTTTATAACTGCTTTACCTGCAGCACCAACTCCACCACCACCAAACAATTCTAGTTTAGGAGGACCACATTCTTTCTGGAATGGATTACATCCACCTACAAGTTGAGACATTTGATTAAATGCTGCAGATTCTTCTGCAAACTGTTGTGCATTTGGAATAGATGTAATGTTACGACCTAAACCAGGAATCTTTTGTAACCCTGTTTCTATATCAAGACCTATTACATCACTTAGTGCTCCTGCAGGATTATCAATAGCACTCCTTACTTTAGATATACCAGGGAACATACCTTCAAGAGTACCACCTATAATACCACCACCTAGAGCATCACCTAAAGCATCTAATCCAGTCATACCACTCAAATTCTTAGCAAGTCCTAATGCTCTACCCAAATCAAGTTTCTTCTTAGGATCAGCACCAACATTAGTCTTCCAATCAATTGGTTCATCTTCACACTCATTACCTTCACATTCTAAGAACTTCAAACCAGTTTGAGCAATCTTGAGTGCCTTATCCATAAAATCACCGAAAGGTGGTAAAGATATACCACCTAAACCATTGATAGCATTGACTGCTGGACCAATTAGTCCTTGAACTTGGTCAGTAATATCAGAGATCAAACCACTAATAAATTGTTCTGCTGCACACAGTGGCATCTGAAGTAAATTGCCAACCATCCCTTTCAAGAAATCACTAACAAAATTCTTCAATCCATTGATAACATTCTCCATCAAACAATAGACTGTATCCTGTTGTTTCTTTACCTCTAAATTTTTGATAAGATGAGCAGGATCTAAGAAAGTCACATTCTCATTGACTTGTTTATTGACCTCCTTGAACATCTCCTTTCTAGCTTGCCTAATAGTTGCAGAGAATCCACCTGCAATTTTATCAGACGTTCTTTCAATCAACAGATCCATATTGACAATTCTGTTTATAATAGGGTCAATGTGTCCATCTTTATACTTCTCATATCCACTTACCTCATCAGTAAATGCCTGTAGAATTTTTGCTACATCACCCAACGCTCCCTTTGGATCAGCACATTTCTGTGCTTTCCTTACCTCGGTTGGTTTATTATCATAATGTTTGTTTATATTATCAATGAAGACATCATTCTCTTCAGATGGTATCGGATCTTCTTCCTCTTCAGGTGTAATATCATTACCAGACTTCTCACTATTACCACCTTTAGTACTTTCTGCCTTTGCTAGTGCTACTGTCTCTGCATTGGCTTCACCAACTTTAAGTTCATGAGTTGGTTTATCTAATATTTCTACAGATGAACTACTACCACCTCTAACTCTTTTCCTATACTGACTAAAAGTTTCACCTGGTTTCCTAAGACCTGCTTCACCCACAGCCGTTTCAGGTTGTTCTATAATCTGAGTGTTACTATCAGGTAGTCCACCTACATCATTTTGTTTCTTACCATAAGTAGGAGTTATATGTTTTCCAGTTTCTATACTTGTATCGGCAGTAAATGGAGCAAATCCTGAACTGCCAGACTCCATGACCTGTTCCCAAGTCCTATATGGAGTTATATTACTATTAGCATAAAAAGATCCTACAACGACTGGTTGTTGTCCCTCTTCACCATCTAAGAAGAAACCAAATACAGTTTCACCACCTTGCACTGCAAAACTGGTTCCACTGTAATTATGTCCAGCACCCATACTAGGTGGTACTAAGAAATGAGCCCAAGGTAAGTCTTTATCGTCTATACCACCCTGCTTTTTATTATCACCAGGATGATGACCAAGAATCCTTACCTTTGCTCTGAATCCATTATTAGTATTCTGATTATGTTTATCCCGCCAGGCTTTATCAGCAGTTACCTGTCCAATGAACCAATGGAAACCGTCTTTACCTGCAAAATTTATATTTGATCGGGATTGCTCAAGCATTAGTCATCATACACTCTACATTCTAATGAATCAGGATGATTATCACAATACACTTCTAGATGCTTATCTTCATGACGAGTGTGCCAATCATTGATCTTACCTTCATTCTTATCCACTTCTGAATCATCATGTGCATGGAAAGCATCATTGTGCATTTCTAAATCTTTTTCTGTGTATTCAATCATACCATGATTGACATGTTCTTTATGATCCTTTGGATCAATGTAAACCTCATGGGTTAGATCGTGTTCTGGAACTTTAGTAGTCATGTTAGCGGCCCTCGTAAGGTAAGAAAGAATCTCGAATTAAACTGAGACCAGTAAAATCTCCATTTGCAGACCCAAAATCATGGGCTAATCTAGCAATCATATACCTACCAGAGGCAGGATTTTGTCCTTTTTTGGTTTCACTTTCAGTATTTATCCTTGATATACCAAGAACAATAACTTGACCAACTCTCAAATTCAAATTCATAGGTACTGTAACTTCACACATCTGAGAAAATAATGCAGAATATCTAGCAGAAGCTTGTGATTGATATACTGCTTGATCTTGAGGTGTTTCCCTTTTCTTACCCCTCCAATTAGGGGTCATAGTACCATTATCAAGTGTTCCAAATGTTATTCTAGAATAACTTTCAGATACATTTTCAGGGATCAGTACTTCTTCATTTGCTTTTTTGAGATCTTTAAGACTTTCCCGAATAGAATATTCAGAAAAAACTGGTTCTCTTGTGAGTATATTATAATAGTAGTTTGCTGTCTTGTATGCTCCTGACCTCATCTTTTTCAGGATATCATGATTTTCCGTCCATTTAGGTATTCCACTAAATGTCATATTATTATTTTCTAAAGCAGACTTTCCAGTAGATGCACTATACATTTGCCATGGTTGCAACTTCCCTGCTCCTGCAAAATCCATAATTTTATCAATACTTTTAAAATGATATCCATCTTGATCCTCATAGAATAGATATCCAGCACTTCCCTTAGTTGTTCTCAAAAATCCAGAGTTAGGAGTAATTGCTTTAGGGCAGAGTGAAGAAATCATAAAAAGAGGTCTTCTATAATTACCAGTAAAATCACAATTATTTCTAGTTTCATCAATATCAATCCTGTCCTTCGGAATATCCATTTTCTTAGTCAATATCTTCTCTACAATATTTGATATCTTACCTCCATGTTTCTCCCAAACTCTTAGGGTATGATTAGAAACTGCATGTTTAGTTTCTAAAGTCAGTACATAAACTTCCCTCTTCTGATCTGCAATATTATCTGAAATATTTGTTATAACCAATGGTATTGAATTCTCATTCCATACAAAATTTTGTTCTGGTACACTAGGATGCTCAATTTCTAAATTCACAGTCATACCACTCCTAATTGGAATAGCACCCATGAAACCATAAGTATCATTTATTATTATCTGAACATGTACAGTCGCATCTATTATATCCTCATAATATTTTATTCCAGCAAGTTGCCCAGCTAAATTTACTGGTTTACCGCCTCCAGAAGGTACAATCTCAAACTGCTTTATTTTATGACCTTTAGACCATAAACCTTTGTTTGCCATTATACTGTAAACAACCCAGTCATCTGAGCATATTTAGCGACAACATCGTATGGGTTAGGAGCACTCGACATAGGAACAATATCTGATTCACCTTGTACTACCTGTGGAATTATAATCCTTTCTGGTTCTCTGTCTATGACTAACAGATTTGAACTTGGTAAATCCTCGTTAGGAATGATCTCACCACTAGCATCAGGCACAAACAATTCTTTACCTATCTCACCAACGATATATGGTCTACCTGCCTCTACTCTACCACCTTCTGCGTTATTTTGTTTAAAAGTAAAACCTAATAAAAATTGTCCAGTTAAGAAATCAACTTTTGATTGGAATTCTTCTTCTGTAAAATCTTTAGCACTTAATCCTTCTTCTGCTCTTCTTGCATTGTTCTCTTCTTGTTGTCTAAGAACAGCATTTATTGCTAATTTTTTAGCATCTGCTACCGATAAAGTATCTCCAGCTAATGCAGATAATGAAAAATATTCTTTTTGTAACATAGGATCTAGCATATTAGGACTATCTACTCCTGCATCCGATAAAATTGATCTAGCTTTTACTCC